GCTCATCCGTCAGCCGCGGTTTCTCGTTCAACAGTTGGACGAGGTGTAAGCCTTGGCGGGCACTGCATGAGACCCGGAACTCGCGCCCACCGATAGGCAGGACGAGTTCCGGGTCCATGAGTTCTGCTAGGTCACGCATACAAGTGCAACCTTTCAGAGGGGGTACTGGTTAGGCAGCGGTGATGGTGAGGGTGCCGCCGGTCAGTGCTGCGCCGTCGCCGGTCACAGTGCCGCCGGGGACGGTGATGGCGTACTCGCCAGCCGAGCCGGTGACCGTGAAGTCGGCGGCCTTGTAGCCGTCGTCCAGGGCCACGAGAGCGGACTTCACCGCGGACGCTGCGGCATTGAACGCGATGTTGCTGGTGGTCTGGCCGTTCCAAGTCAGCGTGGCGTTGCCTGCGGTAGCACCACCGAACGACACGTTGAACACCTGTGCGCCCGAAGGTACGAGCGGCTTCGTGATCTCTTCCGGCTTTCCGCCGAATCCGAGGGTGAAACTGAACTCCTGCAACGCGTTCGGATCCGATGCCGGCGAGTCAGTCCACTTCACCGGGTGCGTGCCCTGGTACGCGTCGGGCAGGTCATCGCGACGGTAGATGCGGGCCTTCACCTTGTTCGCGAGTCCGGTCTTGCGGCCGAGCTGACGCAGGTAGTTCTGGCCCGGATCATCGACGAAGCCGGCAGTGTTCTCGCCCTTGCGCTTGCCGCCGCCCTCGATGCGGTACGACAGGCCGGTCGCGATCTCCGATGCGTAGCCTTCGGAGTCGATGTCGGAGTCGTCTTGCAGGGCGCCTTCGAAGATGGGGCTGACGGAGGTGAGGCCGCGGACTCGGGTCCAGTCGGAGCCGATGAGGACTTCGAGGATCCAGTCGCGTGCGAGTGTGGATGAAAGTGACTGTGTGGGTGCGGTCATGGTGTTGCTCCTGGGTTTGTGGTGATGGTGTACGAATCGGGGCGGGTGTAGCGGTTACTGGCTTCCAATCCGGCGGGGCCGCGGATGTGGCGGCGGCAGGACAAAATGTTGACGCCCGCCCACACTGTGTTGCTGCGCTCATGCAGCCTGTCGTCGAGGGCGCGGAACACGCTGTCTGCCAACCTGTTGACGGTGCGAGGATCACGGCCGGCGGTCCGGAATCGGAGTTGGACGTAGTAGTCGGGTGTTGCTGCGTCCCGTGTCCGGTCGTCGTTGTAGCTGTTGAGGAGGATCGCCGTGTCTGGTTTGTCGGGGAGTTGCCCGAAGAAGATCGCGGGAAGGCCCTCGCCGGCGTAGATGCCGTTCGGTGCGTAGCGTGCGAGTCCGAGGTTGGTGAGGTGTTGGGCGAGGGCTTCGAGGAGTTCAACGGTGTCCGGTGCCCGAACGAGAGTCATGCGGCACCCCCACTCTGTTCCCACGCAATGACTTCTGGGGCTTTCGGGTGGGTCGTCAGTTCCTCATGCCCGCACGCGTCGCACGTCCAGGTGGAGTGGAAGTAATCGCCATCTCCGTCGACGGCTGTGCATGTCTGCTCGGTGTGCTGGCATTCGGTCATCCGAGTTGCCTCCGTATCGCCTCAGCGAGGATCTGCCCGACGATGGGAGCCTTCGCAATGCACGCGTTCTCCAGGAACTTCGCCTCACCGTCCTGATGGTGATATCCGAGTTCCTCGTGCTGCTTAGCGGCGTACGGCTTCGAGTAGTAGACGACTGCTTCGAATCCTTCTGCGGCTGTTGTGCAGTCGTTTCGGAGTTCGCCGGTTTCTTTCGGGGTGCGCTCGATCGCTTCCTGCTTGATGACTTCAGCGGCAGCGTGCAAGCCGTCGGTGATGGCGTCGCGGACTGGCTCGATCGGGAAGTTCAGGGCAGTACTCACGAGTCCGTCCACCTCTCATCGGGATAGTCGAGTTGCTTCACGAATCCGAAGTCGGTTTGCGCCGAATGGTGGACCTCACGGAACGGAGGCTGCATCGACTGGACATCGGCCGGCTCATCGACGACCTGCGCGATCTGCAAGTCCACGAACCTGCCGAACATGTCGAGGCGAAGTCTCACGTCAGATCCACGCTATA